TGTTAACTTTTTTTTTGGTAAAACCATTGTTTTTCTGAAATATTTGCGGTATGGGATTAATCCAACGTATCACAAAACCATTTCAGCAGTTCCGAGCTGCCATATATTCCAATATTGGACCAGCAAAAGATTGGTCCACTTGGCAAACCGTTTTATTTTCGGCTTCACGAGCGAAAGTGCCTGTAAATTGGAAAACATCGCAATCTATCCCGGCTTATTTCCGAGCGGTTACGATTTTATCCGAGCAAATCGCATCTTTACCATTTACGGTTTATACCAAGGACGAAGAAGGAAACATATCCGAAGCCGTTAACCATCCAGTATATCCGCTAATTAATTTTAGACCGGATCCAAATTTAGACAAGTTTACATTTATGGAAACTATGGTGCGCCAATTGTTTACTGGATCAAGCAATTACAAAGGTGGAAACGCATTAATCCATATAATGACAGATTCGTCAGGAGCCATTGACAGATTACATCTGGTAACTGGCGATTGGGAGCAATTTAAGACCGGTAACGAATATTTCTACTACCTACACGAACACAAGGAGTCTATTCCGGCATCAGATATAATCCATTTAAGAATGTATTCCGAAGATGGTATAATGGGCAAATCCGTAATCGATTACCAGCAAGATACATTAGGAAGAGGTATTGCAGAAATTAGACACGGTGCTAATTTTTACGGTAATGGAGCGCAAATTGGTGGCGTATTGGAAACGGAACAAGCACTAAACAAAGAACAAAGGGATATAATAGAAGAAAGTTGGAATAGAAAATATCAAGGGTCGGATAATAGCGGAAAAACTGCACTCTTAAGCAATGGAGTTAAATATCGTCAAACAGGAAAAGCGGTTGACCAAAATGACATCAACGCGAGAAAATTAACCATTACGGATATTTCTAATATTACTGGTGTTCCAGTTACGTTGTTGGGTCAAACAGAAACCTTTAACAACTCCGAATTACTTAATAGGATGTTTGTTCAATACACATTGCGAAGCTGGACCAAGCGAATCGAATCCGAGTTTAATTCAAAACTATTTCCGCGTTCGCAATGGGGCAAAACCTTTGTTAAGTTTGATTTAGATGGGTTATTACAAGGTGATACCGATTCAAGAGCGCGATTATATCAGACGATGTATAATATTAGGGCATTGAATCCTAATGAAATAAGGAAGAAGGAAGGTATGAACGGATACGATGGTGGAGATGAATACGGAATGCCATTGGCAAGTAATTCTAAAGAAAACGTAAATCCAGAATAATGGAAAAAGAAATAAGAACATTTGGATTGGAATTGAGGGCGATGGACAAGGAAGAAAAACGAACCGTGCGCGGATACGCTGCCACATTCGAAAACAGAAGCGGAGATTTAGGCGGATTCATCGAAACAATTGACCGCGAAGCATTCTCGGAAACAGATATGGAAGATGTCCGGGCATTGTTTAATCACGATAGCAATTTTGTTTTAGGGCGCACCAAGGCTGGTACATTGCGATTAATGGTGGATGAGAATGGATTAGCCTATGAAATCGATATGCCTGATACCCAGTTAGGGCGCGATATGTACGAATCTATTAAAAGAGGCGATATATCTCAATCTTCGTTTGCGTTTACGATTGAAGATGATGAGTACCGAAAAGAAGGAGATACCGTTTTCAGAACGATTAAGAAAATAAAGAAACTATACGATGTTGCTCCGGTTACGTTTCCAGCATACGAAAGCACATCGGTACAGGCACGAAAAATAGACGAATTAAAAAATCAAGAATCAAAGGAAGAAAATTCCAACACGGATGCCATTCGGAACCGTGAATTATATTTACTTAAATTAAACAGAAATTAATTATGAAAAAATCTGATGAACTACGTCAGGCACGCGCTGAAGTGTTGGATCAAATGACCGCGCTTCATCGTTCTGCCGGTGGAAATGATTTCACCGAAGAAATGAGCAACAAGTGGGAAGAATTGAGCAAGAGAGCTGAAGATTTAAACAAATCAATTGACAGAGAATCTTTTATTGAGGCTGAAGAATTAAGAAAGGCGAATGAAGAGGCAAAGAGAAAGGCAAATGAGGACGCAAGAAGAAACGTTAGCAAGAAAACTGAAGAAGAAAAGGTTGCTACTGAATTTAGATTGACAGGGCACGATGGAGCGATTACTCAATTGGTTGAAGGAAGAAGATTAGAAGGAGTTGCGGCTGAAATGCACCAAGAAGGTGTTAGAGAAGCAAGAGCAGCTGGAGTCAATCCTAACGGTAACTTGACTATTCCTACAATGTTAATGAGAACTCCGGGTGCCAAAAGGGATATGACCGCTGGTACAACTACTCAAGGTGGATTTACTATTCAAACTGAAGTAGGAGCATTAATTCCATTCCTTGATCCAACATTGGTTACAGAAAGATTAGGTGCTACTTATTTAACAGGATTGACATCTAACATCGATTTCCCAAGAAACAACGCTGCTGCTACTGCAGTTTGGGAGGGAGAAAACGATGCTAACGCTGAAACATCTCCAACCTTTGACAGAATCCAGATGAGTCCTAACAGATTGGGAGCGTTCACAGACATCTCCAAGCAGTTGATGGTTCAATCTACTATTAATGTAGAGAATATGATTCGCGAAAGGTTGTCTATGGCTATTAGCCAAGCATTAGACGCTGCTGCTATTAATGGTGCTGGGTCTGGTAACGAACCTTTAGGTATTATTGGAACTTCTGGGATTGGAAGCGTGGCAATAGGGACAAATGGAGGTGCGCCCACATTCTCACATATTGTAGAATTGGAAACAGACACAACATCCGCGAACGGTGTATTTAATAGAGCTGGATATTTAACAACTCCGGGCGTTAGAGGTGCTTTGAAAACAACTGAAAAAGCAAACAACACAGGTATGTTTGTTTATCAGGATGGCGCAACTGTCGGAGAAGGAACAATGAACGGTTACAGATCTTTAGTTTCTACATTAGTACCTTCAGATTTAACAAAGGGATCAGGAACTAACCTACACGCTATCTTATTTAGTTGCGATTGGTCGGAACTTATAATAGGAAGCTGGGCAGGAATCGATTTAGTCGTAGACCCATTTACGAGCGCGAAAAACGCTTTAGTTACATTGATAGTTAATTCTTGGTGGGATATTGCGGTAAGACACGCTGCTTCTTTTAGCGCAGTTTTAGACGCAGATTTGACTGCATAAAATAATTAATGGTAGGTAGTCTAATTGGCTACCTACCTTATTAAACACATCACAATGGATTTATTAAAAGTTAAATTTATAAAAAGTCCAGTCGGCAAATACAAAATGGCTTATAACGTTGGTCATTCTGGACTTGTCCGCAAGGAATTGGCTGATAAATTAATAAAGGAAGGTTACGCGGTTTTGGTTGAATCTACAAAGGCCGAAACGAAAACAAACACGGAAGCGGAAACGGCAACGAACACGGCAAAAAAACGCACTACTCGTAAAAGTAAATAATGGGTTACTTTAAAGTTACATCTGGTCCTGTTACTCCTATTCTGACTACGGCAGAAGCTAAAAATTATTTAAAAATAGATACATCCGCTGATGACACGCTTATTTCTGATATGGTTGATGCAGCTACTGACTACTGCGAAAATTACCTTGGTCAAAAATTCATTACTCAAACTGTACAAGAAGTTTTTGATAAAATTCCGAAGCCGAAAATAGGCGATTTATTTCCAACCTTATTTTTAACGGTACATCCTGTGCAATCGGTTACGAGTATAACTTACACCGACACCAACGAAACGGAACAGACTTGGAATGCATCCTTATATAAAGTCGATACCTACCGAAAGGCAGCACGAATCACACCAGCCTATGGCGAAGTATTTCCTGATATATTGGCAGAGATTAATTCGTTAACGGTTACTTATGTTGCTGGATACGGAGATGCATCTTCAGATGTCCCGGCTTCAATTCGACAGGCAGTAAGATTGGTTTTGTCAGATATGTACCATAACCGAAGCGACTTTGTAAAGGAAAAGTATTCCGCTTCGCAGTCGCTACTTGACAGATTGAATTATAACTTATTTATCGGTATCTAATGAAAATCTGGAACAAAACGGAAATATTGGGAAGAATGAACGAGCGGATTGTGATTGAATCCGTTTCCGAATCCAGAAGTGCTTCAGGAGCCGTATCTGAATCTTGGTCCACATTCGCAACCGTATGGGCTGCGATTTCGTATCAAAAGGTAGGTACGGATGAAAAAGAAATGGTGGCCAAACAGACTACGGTAAGGAATGTAGAGTTTACGGTACGGCACCGAACCGATGTAACCGAGAAAATGCGGATTAATTACGATTCGAGGTATTACGACATTGACCGGATTACATACGAGCCGGAGAAACAATTTATGGTTTTGGAAGCAAAAGCGTATAAGTGATGGCTATATATAAAAGGATATTAGGTCAACATAATTATAATAGAGGTAGAGCGCAAAAATACCTTAATAGCTTTTTAAGTGGAAGCCAACCGCGTGGACCATATAAAAATATGAATCAATCGGTTAGGGAAGCACAGATACTTGATGTTGACCTAACCGCATTTAATGAAGATATATTAAAATTAATTAAGAAGGTTGGAGACGCTAATGAATTAAGGAAGATAATCGAACCAGCTGCGGAAGTAGTTAAGATAAAGGCAAAAGTATTAGCACCGAAAGCGAAACCGAGGCAACGAGATAACAGTATTAAGCGATATTTTGCACCCAAAAAA